AACTCATGGGGCTATCGCTACTTCAACACTAACGCAGTTAACGACAACGGCGCAAGAGTTTGTGAGAAGTATGGCATGGGCGTTATACGCTTGAGCACGACTATCAAAGGCACTGGTGTTCTTGACAACTGGCTCGGCTCGCCTTCTCAAATTGGCTCGTCTGTTAGTTTCCACCGAGGCCTTGTTCTAGTCCCTAGCTACAGTTATATCGCTAGCGATGAAGTCAACCTTGATCCACAAGCTGATATTCTAAAGTTCGCCAACACGATTACTGGCGGCTGGTTAAACCGTGGCTTGTCTCAAGGCTCTGTAACTTACCTCCACGGCGGCAACTTCTATGACGGACACGACGGTGGTAATGCGCCGGGCAACCTTGTTATGGAAAGCATAGGCCAGCTATCGCGGGCAATGTCTAAGATCGTTGAGAATGTTCACCCTTCTGTGTTTGTTGAGTACGCTAATAGAGATGACGACGGCGGCGGAGGTAATACGCCAAGCGGCTCAGACGGCCAGTTTACAACTTCGCGACCGGCGTGCTGATTAAATCCAGGCCTCCTAACGGGGGCTTTTTTTTGCCTGCTTGAAATGAAGCAACAATTGTGTTGACAACGAAATTGATTACGCCTATTGTTTAATTAACTTAACTAGGGGGATTTATGAATATAGAAGATATAAAGCTGTTTTTATCTAGCGATGTTGCGGGTCTTGATCTTGACGGCAAGGTTTCATTAATTAACGAAATAAGAGAGGCGCTGCATGAAATTAGCCCATTTAAAAGTGAGCCTGTTGATTTTGTTAGGTGGGTTAAAAACGACAAGGTTGTTGCTAACGACTACAACCCAAACTCAGTAGCGCCGCCTGAAATGAAGCTGCTGGAGCGGTCAATAGATGTTGATGGGTATACTCAGCCTATCGTTTCTTTCCCCAGGAAAGACTGCATAGAGGTTGTTGACGGCTTTCACAGGCACAGGGTAGGCAAGGAGTCGGCAGTTGTTAATAAGCGGGTGATGGGATATCTGCCGGTTGTTTCAATAAAAGGTGAGCAGTCAGGCAAGAACGACAGAATGGCGTCAACAGTTAGGCACAATAGGGCCAGAGGAAAGCATAGCGTAGGCTCTATGTCCGACATGGTTATCGACCTTAAAAAGCGCAATTGGTCAGACAAGAAAATAGGCAAAGAGCTTGGGATGGATGAGGACGAAGTTTTGCGCCTTTGTCAGATTAGCGGATTGTCTGAAGTATTTGCACAGGAAGGATTCTCTGACTCATGGGATGTGGAGGTTTTTGATAATGAATCAAATGACTATCTCACTACATAGGTCTGTAGAAAGAATTTATCACCCTTACGACAAATGGGAGTGCTACCCTTGCGGATTCTTTGACGAGGCTCCAGCTAAAGATATAGACAAGGCTAATGCTGAAGCCGAATATGCCAAGTTTTTATCTGATTCCGATTTGTTTTTTAGCGCTGCACTAAGGGTTATTTCTGAATGGAAGTACTCTTGTGAGCACAATCTGACAAATGAAAGCATGAATAGAATCGCATGGGTTGGACAGGCATCGGCTTGTATTCACTTGGGTCTACCAAGCAAATACAGAACAGGATTTAATCTTCTAAGTGAAGAGAAAAAGATAGAGGCCAACTCTGTTGCGCTAAAGGCTATAAATATATGGCTAGAAGAAAACAATTACTATCAGTTAAGCGAGGAGTCTGCACAGTCAAAAACTGTCCAGAATAAATATTAATGAGTATAAAGACTTACAACCCAGATATTAATGTTTACGAAGCAGCCAAGGACAGGGTTTCATACACATTCGATAACTTTGAAAAAATAACCCTATCTTTTTCTGGCGGTAAAGATAGCTCAGTTATGTTTCACCTTGTTATGGAGGAGGCAATAAAAAGAGGCAGAAAGGTTGCCGTGATGCTAATTGATTTTGAGGCTCAATATAAGGCGACGTCAGATCACGCCATGGAGATGTTTGATAAATATAGCGAAAATATTGATGCTCACTGGATATGCCTGCCAATTAATCTGCGCAATGCCTCAAGTAACTTCGAGCCAGTTTGGAGATGCTGGGAGCCAGAGAAAAGAGGTGACTGGGTTAGGGAGTTTCCCGATCATGATTCAGTTGTAAAAGACCCTAGCTATTACCCGTTTTTTGTCCCTGGAATGGAGTTCGAAGAGTTTATTATACTTTTTGCAGAGTGGTATGCAGACGGTAAGACTTCTGCCAACTTTGTTGGAATAAGGGCCGATGAGAGTCTAAATCGATTCAGAACCGTTGCAAGCGATAAAAAGGCCATGTTCAACAAAAAGAAATGGACTACTCTTGCGGCTGAAAATTGCTACAACATATACCCAATATACGACTGGAAGACAAAAGATATTTGGCTGTATCACGCCAAGTTTCCAGATAAAGAGCATAATAAGATTTATGACTTAATGCACATGGCTGGAGTAAAACCCAGTCAGCAGAGGCTTTGCCAGCCTTACGGCGATGACCAGAGAATAGGATTGTGGCTTTATCATATTTTAGAGCCTGCAACATGGTACAAAGTTGTTGCTCGTGTAAATGGTGTAAATAGTGGCTCTTTGTATATCCAAGAGAAAGGAAACATAAACGGATACAACAAAATATCTCTTCCGGATGGCCACACATATAAGTCATTTTGCAATTTGCTTCTATCCACTATGCCTGAGTCAACAAGAGAGCACTACATAGAAATATTCAAAAAGTTTTTGAAGTGGTGGGTAGCTAGGGGTTATAGCGATGGCATTCCCGACTCGGCTCCAATACTGCTAGAGAATAAGAAGCATGTTCCTTCCTGGCGTCGCCTATGCAAAGCCCTGCTAAGAAATGATTGGTGGGGAAAGGGGATAGGATTTACGCAGCCAAAATCAGAGTCGTATGGCCAGTATCTTGAGCTTAAAAAACAAAAGAATCTTGAGGCATTAAAATGATCGCAATAACACTTAGAGAGTTCATAAAAAACGAGTTTGGCACACAGGCAGAGTTTGCAAAATGGTACGGAACTACGCCGCAGCAAGTATCTAGATGGGTTGTTGCGGATTGTCTATATATCGAAAACAAGATATACAGGCTTGCTTGCGGTTAATCCAAGCCTCCTAACGGGGGCTTTTTTTTGCCTGCCTGAAATGAATACTTGCTTAATCTTATATTAGCCATTATATTTAATTACACATTAATAAGGGGCATTAATAATATGTTTTTAAAAGAGTACACAGCTACAAACCTACAGAAAAACTCCAAAGCGATCTTAAATGAGGCGCTCACTCAGCCGATAGAGCTACGCCGCCGCTCCGATGCTTTTGTTGTAATGACCAAGGCCAAATTCATTGAGCTAACAGCAAAGGCGGAGGCTAAGTAAATGGCTGGCTGGATATGCCTACACAGGACGCTATTGGACTGGGAGTGGTATGACGACGCCAACACAACACGGCTCTTTATCCATTGCCTGCTGAGGGCCAACCATAGCGACACAAAATGGCGTGGCATAGAGATACTGCGAGGCAGCTTTTGGACTTCGTTAGATACACTCAAAAAAGAAACCGGTTTAACAGCAAGCAAGTTAAGAACGTCAATTTCTAAACTTGAAAAGACAGGCGAGTTAGCAAGCAAATCGCAGGCTGGAGGCCGCATGATATCTATCTCTAACTATGAATCTTATCAGGGCTTTGACAAGCCAGATAGCAAGGAAATCGCAAAGGAGTCGCAAAGCAATGACAAAGCAGTGACAACTAATAACAATGATAACAATGAAAACCCTGTTAAAAATGAAAACAAGGTTAATAAAAAAGAGGTCGCCAAGGCTCCTAAATTCAATTTCAAACAAGCTTGTTTAGACCTTGGTGTTGAGCAACAAGTTTTAGAAGATTGGTTGGTGACTAGAAAAAAGAAGCGTTCGAGCAATACGCAGACCTCTTTAACGATGGTTGTTAACCAAGCTGAGATAGCAGGTATTCACCCAGCGGAGGCAATCAAGGTCGCAGCAGAAAACAATTGGTCTAGCTTCAAAGCTGAATGGTATCAAAACAGCGCTGTCTCAACAGGCAGTGTCGGCAGGCAAACACTGCTAGAGCGTAACCAGCAAGCAGCAAGGGATTTTGTCAATGAACAATTCTGATACTAAAAACTTTGCGTCGCTAATAACCGGCGTTGCTGAGGCTTACGGGAAAGTTGCGAGCAAGGAGATGATGAGGGTTTATTTCACTGTCCTATCGAAATACTCATTCGACCAAGTTTCGGAGGCCATGAATAACCACCTTGTCGATACCAAGGCCGGTAGATTCTTCCCTAAGCCTGCCGATGTGATCCTACAGATTGAGAGCCGAGACGCCGACCATGTTGATGTTGAGGCGATGGCTGAGCTGGCTTGGAATGAAGTCTATCTTAAAATATCAACCATTGGCCCCTATCAACCTCTTGAGATGAGCGACCGAAACGCGCTGGTGGCAGTGAAGACGCTAGGCGGATGGCCGAAGCTCTGCAATTCGACGTATGAGGAGCTTAAATGGATGAAAAAGGAGTTCATCAAGCAATACGACATTATGGGCAAAACATCGCTTGAGCACATGGGTGATTCGCTGCAAGGCATAACTCAGCAGGTACAAGACAGGATTGATTCTAAGGCGAATCTAGGCCATCTAATAGAAAAGGCTACCGCTATGGTGCCGGATGCTGAGAAAGTAGCTAATTTGGGCA